TTCATTGGATTTATCGAGGGCTGGGGTGAGCCTTACAATTATTACGTTAAGAAATTAAATGAACTAGGCTACACGTGGGGGGAGCATTACTTGCCTCATGATGCCGAGCATAAGAGGCAGGGAATGGAGGAAAATATATCACCAAAGGCTATGCTCGAAGATCTAAAGCTTAAGAATATAGTCATAGTACCAAGGGTAGGCGACATAAACACAGGTATACAGAAGACTAGGGACTCATTCTCATCGTGCTGGTTCGATAAAGAAAAGTGTAAGTATGGTATAATTCATCTTGACAGCTACAGAAAGAGCTTTAATAAAAACACAGGCAGATTCTCCGATACACCGCTTCATGATATTCACTCAGAAGCCGCCGATGCTTTCAGGCAGTACGCGCAAGGGTATGACGATAATCAGCAAACGGACTGGGGTAAGCCATTACCCATGATGAGTAGAGCTAGAATATGAATAAAGATGACTCAAATAAAAATGATATTAATCTGTGCAATTTCATAAACTCAGCAATTGAAAGCTCGGTAGTTGATAGCGGCTCATACAAAGAAGACAATAAACTATTTCTTGATTCTTATAACTCAGAGCTTTACGGTGATGAGGAAGAAGGGCTATCACGGTACGTGTCCACGGATACTAGTGACACAGTTGATTCCGACATGGTGTCAATGGCTAGGGTGTTTTTGGGTGGCGGCGCTCCAGTTGAGTTTAAGCCGGTAAATGGTGGTAAAGACGCAGTACTTGAATCTGAAGAAATGAACCAGTACGTGTCTTGGTTAATAGCAAACTGCAAAGACTCATACAAAAAGCAAATTGATTGGCTAAAAGAGATCGATCTACAGAAAGCCGGATTCATTGAATACGGAATAGAGACAGTCAAGAAGCCGTCAACAGTTGTGTATAGGGGTCTTGATAAGCTTGAATTTCAGATTAAGATCGATGCACTAAAGGATGAAAAAGGTGTTGAGTCTGTTGAGATTGAGGAGGAAATTGAGCTTGAAGATGGTGAGTCATCCTTTGATTTCAAAGTTAAACTTGTAAGAGAGCGGCAAGAGTTCTATATTCGAAACGTTCCCTGGGAGGATATGCTCATACCGAAAGGTATCCAGTCCAAGTACGACGGGCCATACTTCGGCAAAAGATTTAGAAAGACCAGAGGTGAGTTGCTTGCGTACGGTTTCGATAAAGATGTAATCGGCAAACTACCAAAGTCATCTGGCGAAACAAATGACGTTAAGCTAGATCGATTTAGAGAGCAGGGCGGTGATGAGAGATCAATCGCTGATATGCAGTGGTCTTTGGAAGAGGTATCAGGAGTAGACTTGTATGCAATGTATGACTATGACGACGATGGTATTGCTGAATGGAGACATGTGATTAAGTCAGGATCTTATGTTCTTGAAAACAAGCCTTTCGATCATATCCCGTACGCCGGATGCTCAGCAATACAAATGCCCCACTCACTCATAGGGCGAAGTCGAGGTGAGCTAGCATGCAGACAGCAGCGCATAAACACGGTTTTAGGTAGAAATCTTTTTGATAATCAGACAGCAGTGTCTATGGGCCGCACGTTCATCGATGAGAAGCTGGTGAACACTGATGATTTTCTTTCTGCTCACAAAAATGGAATGATACGGGTGAAGGGCGCGCCCATGAATTCTGTACTGCCTGAGCCGGTACCTTATACCGGCGATAAGACATTGATGACAATTCAATACATGGATAGCGTGTTCACTAAGTCAACAGGAAACATGATAACCAATCAAGCCTTGACGTCCGACAGGCTAAACGAAGAAACTGCAACTAGATTTAAAGGCGTTGAAGCGGCTGCTACAGGCAAAATAGAACTTGTATGTAGAAACATTGCTGAGATTGCATATCGCGATTTATACGAGGGCGCAGCATGGATGGCCAAGCATTTTCAGGACAGCGAGCAGGAAATATATGTGCTAGGCAAACAGTTGAGTGTTGATCCGTCAAGCTGGAGATTTGAGCATAACGTCCAAACTCTTGTTGGGTCGGGTGGGGACGATAAAGAGATAGAAACACTAAGCTCTATACTCGAAGTTCAAGAGCGAGAGCAGGCCAAAGGGTCGCCTCTGGTTGACAACGATAAGAAGTACAACACGATAAAAGCAATATTGCGGACGTCAGGCATAAACAGCGTTCAAAAATACTTTAATGACCCGTCTCAGCCAGAGCAAGTAATTGTCCAGCAAAATGAAGCTATGCAGCAACAGATTCAGCAAATGCAGCAACAGATGGAGGTCATGGGGCAACAGCTACAGCAAAGTAATATGCTAGCAGATGCTGAGAAGATTAAGCAGCAAACGGCTTTAGCTACTACGTCAATCAAGAAACAGGAAGCCGATCAGAAAGACCAGATATCCGTTGCCAAACTTAACGAAGATAAACGGCAGTTCAATATAAGCACCGCACAGAAGGGACAGCAGTCCGAGGTTAACTCAACTATAGAGTTAACAAAACTAGAATTACAGAATGGACGGGATGTTCCGGGGAGTATTGTTTGATGAATGCATTGGAGCGCGCAAGTCAGGCTAAGCAGCTTATGGATAACCCTATTTTTAGGGAATCATTTATAGCCATAAAAGCTGATCTTATCGATCAATGGTCACGAAGAACGGTATGGAGCGGATGGAGAAAGCGAGAAAAGATATGGGCAATGATGCAGGGAGTTAATGATTTTGAGGCTCTTTTGTCAAGAGAGATAGAGTCTGGTAAAATGGCGGCAGCAAGAGAGGATAAGGCTAATAAGGTATCTAAGTTGCATAGGTCTTTATAGTTTTACTTTATTAATAGTTTGTGTTATATAGGTGTTAACTATGTCAGACAGCCCTAGCGGATCTGAAGTTGTAGAAGAAATGAGTGCAGATGAAGCAGCGAGTATCATGTACGGTGAGCCGCCAACTGACGATGAGTCAGAGCAGTTAGAGCCAAGCGATTTAGATAACGTTGAGGAAGTTAGCGAAACTGGCGAAGATGAAGTCGCGGACGTCGAAGCAGGCGCAACCGATAGCGACGATTCTAAAAGTGGTGATGTTGACGATGTGGTTTTTGATGAGCCTAACGATTTTGTTAAATACGAATACGATGAAGATAAAGGTCTATTCGAATTCAAATCTGAAGGTAAGACGGTTAAAGCTAATATCGAGAAATTAATATCAAGCTTCAATCAGGAGAGAAACTACACAAAGGATAAAATGGAGTTTGCTGAAGAAAAGAAGGCGTTTACTGAGCAGGCGAGAGCGGAGGCTTCAAAAGAGTTTTCGGGCGAGCAAGCGAAAGTAGCGGCGATTTACGGTGAACTCAAAGCGTTACACGAAAAGACTGAAAAAGAAATTGATTGGGATGACTTGCGACAATATGACATGCCCGAGTATACAAGACTTAAGGAAGAGCAGACCGCTCTAAAAGAGGCCTTGACGAAAACTCAGGATGATTTCATTGAACGGCAAGGTGAGGCAAGAAAGGCAACTGAGGATAGAGAGATGAAATTACTCGTAGACTCAATGCCTGAATGGCAAGATAAGGAGGTTCAAAGTAAGGACTTTGAGCTAATGACAAAGGGATTTAACAGTTTAGGCTTTAGTGATGAAGAGCGTGCGCAAATGCTTGATCATCGTGCTTATAAAGCGGCTATGTATGCGCAAAAGTATCTAGACCTAGTTGCCAGCTCATCAAAAGTCAAGCCTAAGGCGTTGTCTTCTAAGTCGCTTAAAACAAAACGGGCGCCATCTTCTGACAAGGAGCTGACGCCAGAGCAAATTTTCTACGGTTCATAACTTAAATAGGTAATAAAATGGCTGGAATTGGCGGTAACTTATTAACACTATCTGACTGGGGCAAGCGAATTGACCCAAAAGGAAAGGTGCCGATGATCGTTGAGCAACTTGAGCAGACTAACGAAGTCTTGACGGATATGCTTTTCAAAGAAGGAAATCTACCCACGGGAGAGCAGACAACTATCCGTACCGGACTCCCTACGGCTTATTACAGGAAGACAAATCAGGGTACTCCGAACTCCAAGTCCACAACTGTGCAGGTAACTGAGAATGCAGCTATTCTTATTGCCCGGTCACAGTTAGACGAAGATGTTGCGTCACTTGAGGGGAATCTCGGCTCCTTTAGGCTCTCTGAATCGAAGCCCTTCATGGAGGCCATGGGACAAGCTCAAGCTCAAACCCTAATCTATGGATCAGCCGCAAATCCTGAGGAGTACGTTGGGTTTATGCCTCGGTACAATGATCTTTCGGCAGCCAATGCTCAGAATATTCTTGATGCTGGCGGTACCGGTTCCGACAACACTTCAATCTTGCTTGTGGGCTGGGGCGGTGATCGATGCTTTGGTGTGTTTCCAAAAGGATCTAAGGCAGGTATTGAGCATCGCGATCTTGGCTTGCAAGAAGTCGATGACGATGATAACAATAAGTTTCAAGCGTACGTTGATTTGTTTAAATGGAAAAATGGTTTAGTCGTGAAAGACTGGAGATATGCCGCAAGGATTGCAAATATTGATGTTAGTGACTTGATCGGCTTGACCGGCACACAAGCTATTACAGCCTCGACTAGCATAATTAAGCTAATGTCTCGAGCAATTGACAGAATGCCAACACTGAGCGGAAAGTTCGCGTTTTACGTGAATAGAACCGTGGCATCTCACCTTCGCTTAATTGGCCTAGATAAGTCGGCTAGCGCTGTAACTGTTGAGGCTGGATTAAATCAGTTTGGTCAGACAATCCACACGACTCGTTTCCTTGGGATTCCGGTTCGCCTAGTTGACAAGATCATAAACACTGAAGCCCGAGTGGTTTAAGGAGTATATTTTATGTACGTAGACAATGAATTATTAATGTCAAATGCTCAAGCCTTAACAGCTACGGCAGATTCAACAAACTATATCGATTTATCTCAAGATCGAGATATAGGTACCGGAAACCCCATGGCCGTTGTAATAGCGGTCTCGGTTGCGGCAGATTTCACGACGGGGAACGAGACCTACACGTTCAGCGTGGAAACGGATGATAACACATCATTCTCTTCTGCTACCGTGATTGCCACGAAGGCGGTTCTAACCACAGCGCTCACTGCCGGTGATTTAGTTGTTTTGGCTATCCCGTACACTAATGAGCGATACCTTCAAGTGGTGTATACGTTAGCCGGAACAACGCCAAGCGTCACGGTAGACGCTTACCTAACCCCAATGAACATGATCCATGGTAAGAAAGATTATGCATCTGGGTACACTATTTCTTAGGGGAATTAATTATGTCTGTTGAAGTTACAGCAACGAAAGATGGCTTTTACGGTGGGAATTTTATTAGAGAGGGTAGTGATTTTACTCTTGATCCAGTGCACTATAAAGACAAGGAAGGCAACAAGAAAGTTTTATCCGAAGCTGACCAGCTAAGCAAGGTTTGGATGAGGCGAAAGCAAGGTAAGCCAGCGTTAGATAAATCCTAATAACGGTTCTATAAAGTGTGTATAATTGGGGCTTAGCGGCCCTTTTTTTTGGTAAAAAATATGACAATTGAAACTTACGATGATCTCAAAGCCGCCGTTGCAGATTTCAGTGGCAGCAATTCAATAACTTCGTTTTTAGATACAGCAATACAGATAGCAGACTCAAGGCTTTACGCTAACGATTCTGAGACACTAAAAATAAGGTCAATGGAGACGCTGACAACAAGTGTATTAAGCACATCGTCTAGATTCCTTGCCTTGCCTACTGGCTTTTTAAGTATGCGTAAAATCGGGCTTATATACAGCGATCAAAGGATAGCCTTAATTCCTGTTATGCCCGACTCATTGAAGGTTTACGACGTTGCAGGGATACCTAAATTTTATACTGTTACCTCACAGATCGAGCTTGACAGAACCCCAGATGACACATATAGCGTAGAGATTCAGCACTTTGCAAAGTTGCCCGCCCTATCTGATTCTGTTGATGATAATGCCTTGCTATTATCGAATCCTGATGTCTATCTTTACGGCGCACTATGGGTTGTAAATCAGCGCTCAGGAGAGCAGGATATAGCAAACTTCTATAAGGGTGAGTTCTATGCGGGGATTGCCGGGGTTAACGCAAGGGATAAAGAGGGCGCCCTAAGTCCCGCTCCCAGAAAGCGAATGATGGGCGGAGTTATTTAATGCCGATCTCAACTAAGTTCAAAAAATACCCTTACACAATAGCTGGAGATACTTTTATCTCCTCAGCTAAAGACCTTTCAATACAAAGAACGCGCAATATGTACGCTGTTCCCGCCCAGAATTCGCTTACCGATAATGCTGCCGTGTATTCTTTCCCAGGCCTAAAATCAGAGTTTGACTTTAGTTTGACCACCGGGGACAGGGGGATACATAAGAGAATATTTAAAGGTCTGGGAATAAAGGTTTCGGGTGACCGGCTTGTTGCTTTTGGTAGTGATTTTCAGGCGACTACAGTGGCAGGTATACTTGGGTCCGGGTTAGTCTCGATGGAAGATAACGGATCTGTTCTGGTTGTGACGACTAATGAGGGTATGTATCAGTCCTCTGATGGTGTTAGCTACTCACTAGTAAGTCTTGACTTTACTCCAGTTCAAATCGCCTATCTTAATGACCAGTTTATAGCTCTTGACTCAGATGGTTTTATATGGGTGGCAAACGTTGGTACATTAACTTTTAACAATCTTAATACTTTCAAGGCAGACTCTACGCCAAGTAAAACCGTAGCGATAAAAGTTTTTAACCAGTTTTTATTTGCCATTTCAGATGAAGATTTTGAGCCGTGGGAAAATACCGGCACTGGAAACCCACCCTTTGAGCGCATGAACGGTGCTATAAGTGAGGACACAGGGATAGCAAACAAAGACTGCATATGCTCAACTTCGAGCGCCATGTATTTTTTGGGTAGTGATAATATGCCTTATAGGCTGGTTAATTTTAATTCGGTTAAGTTGTCTGATAGCAATATAGGCATATCTGAGGAATTTTCAGGGTACGACACTGCAGATGCATTTATTCAGTGTATGTTGATAAATGGAATGAACATGATATTTTATTACTTTCCTGGAGAGGGAAAGGTATGGGTATTTAATGAGATAACTAACTTATGGAGTGAGATAGATGAAGGTGTAAATGAAGGGTCGCTTTGGAGAGGAAAGACTTCAGCTTTTCTTTTTGGAAAAATGGTTGTTGGCGATAAAGATAATGGAAATATCTACACGTTAGACGAGACTACTTTTAAAGATAACGGAGTGCAAAAGACTAGACAGAGAGTGTTTAGGCCATTCGCTGGTGAGACTATTGGTAGTCCAAGAGAATACATGCAGATGAAAATGATACAGTTTGCTGTTGAAACCGCTGTCGGTATTGGTGATGACGACCCACAGATGATTGTTGATTACTCAACGGACGGCGGTAGATCTTTTGGGGCTGAAAGCTGGTTGTCTCTTGGGAGGTCTGGTGATTACCAAGAATCTATAGAGGATCATAGTAATAGGAAATTCAAGGATTTGACTGTTCGCGTCACATATACTGAGAACACTAGATTTACCCTTTATGATGCAGGTATTTATGTGCGGGGGGCTGGACGCCCATGACACAAGTAAATCCACCTTATTCGCTTACGAAAATCAGGCCAACCAAGGATATAGATTTAGATCTTGATTATTATTTCGCGTCACTAGAGCGAATTATGCAGCAATTGTATCTAAGGACGGGTGGAGCAGCAGGCAACACATCGTCAGGTATTGGCGAAGCGATAGGCATGATGGGGTTGTCTACTGCCGACAAATTTAAGCCGGTTGATCCTGTTTTTTTTAGCATATCCTCAGCTCACACTACAAGCGGCAATGAGTTCATTAGAGCCACTGCCGCCGCTACGGTTACTCTTAGGACATCACCTGACGACAGGGAAGAAGTTACTGTTTTTGTAGCTGGATATTTCAATGTGACGATTTCCTCTTCAGACACGATATCCGGTGAATCGACTTTCCTCATATCGAAGAACACTAAGGTTGTGACATTTGAGTACTTTTCCGACATAGGTGAGTGGGTTGCTCGCTCAATGTTCGAGCAGACTATCGATAATAGAAAGATTGTTAGAAGCGCGGCTGATTTGGCTGATGTCGATTCATCGGTTTTGTATCTTGTTGATGGCCAAATAGATATGGGGTCTCAGGAGGTATCTATACCGTCTGGCGGTATATCGATAATGGGGCTTGGTATAGGCGTGTCAAAACTATTCTCATCAGAAAATAGTTATAATATGTTTACCGGCTCCGCTACTGGAAATATTTTTATTGATAGCCTATCGCTAACAGCATCCGGCACATCGTCCTCTCTTTTTTCGGTCACCGCTAATACTGGTGGCGAGGATATAAGTTTGAGGAATGTAAACTTTATCAGCAGTACGTCTGTCGGCGAGTTCACCGCTTTTGGTAGTATGTTCTGTGAGAATATAGCACTTTTCTTTTGTGATGATGGGTTTACTTTTACCGGCGCATGGTCGTCTGGCGCAAAAATTACGGACATGTTAGTTAGATTCATGGGCACTTCAAGTACGATTTTTAAAGCTGGCACTGGACTAACGTTTGCATCTATATTTGCAACAGATTTAAATGCGGATCTGCCAGCAGGCACATCTAGCGTGGCTGACTTCTCTCCCTCAAATTTCGATTCCGATAATCTATTTCAGATGAGCGAGTCGAGAGTAACGCGGGCTGGCGTCTCCGATACCACTGATGCAAATTATTTCCCGAACATAACGGCCGATGATGAACAATCTAGATGGAGCGGAAACTCAGGCATAAGGAATACGCATGTCGGCTCAACTTGGAAGCTGACAACTACGGCTGCAACAACAATATCTGTCACCTCTACGTTCTACAAAATAGCTGGGACAACAACATATAGCAATGAAGTGCATTTTGATAGCGCCACGGATAACGCGGCGCTTCATAGTGGCGCTGACCTGATAACATGTAGTGTGTTTTCGTCGGTTACGATAGAGGGCGGGAGTGGAGATGATGTTGAAGTTATGATACGCGTATACGATGTGAGCGCTGCCGCCTATGTTGACTACTTTAGCGTTCAGAGAGGGATTCCTGGGTCGTCTGGTCAGGCTTCTTACACTCTCATAGATACGGTTGATCTTGCGCTAGACGATAGGGTCGAGCTGTGGGTGTCAAACAACACCGACACAACAGATGTTACAATGCTCGAAGGGTCTGTATTAACCATAAGCAAAATTTAAGGATTGGTATGCCATATTCAAGATTAGGGTCAGGACAGATAGCATCAACAGATTTGACTGAGGTTATTAGTATAGAGTCCGGGTCTTCAGCTGTTATTTTTAGCTTTATTCTAACAAATACAACATCTACGGCAGTAAGTGTAAATGTTTTTGTTAATAATGGAGTGTCTGACCGACTACTGAAAACATCTGAAATACCCTCAGGATCAGGCAATACGGTAACACTTTACGAGGCCGTTGGGGCACTGTCCGGCGGAGACTCGATGAAAATACAGGCGGCCAGCTCCGTAGCGTTTAACTATCTGGTAACCGGGCAGTTAGCTTGAGGATTGCCACTAGCGACGAAGTTAAGAGTATATTCTTACTAGATGAAGTATGGCCACTTATAGCTAAAGGTGTTCCCAGGTCAAGAGTTGACGACCTTATAGGCCTTGGAATACACTTGACTGACAATGGAAATCAAATAGTCAGTATTGATAAAAAGGGTTATATGCACGTAGCTGCAAATAAGCTCGGGAGATCCCGGATACTTTACACGATAAAGAGAGCGGTTGAGTGGGGAATTGACAATACTAAATATGATATACTTCTGGCTCGAATAAAAATCAGCGATTCAAATCTGATTAAAATATGTGAAGCTGTAGGCTTTAAGGTGGTAGTTAAAGATGCTGATAGAATTATCTATGCTTATGAGCGAAAAAAGGGTGATGTATGTCATTTATTGAAGATGCAATCAGGTCTGTAACTGATCCACTCGAGGACGCCTTCAAAAGTGTCACAGGTCAAACCGCAGAAGACACGTCTAGAGATAACGCCATACGTGCGGAGGCTGCTGGGCAAAAGGCTATCGGGTTAGGTCAAGTTGCTGCCGGGAATTTTGGCGAGAGACTTCAACCTTATGCTGATTTTGGATCTGGATTGCTGCCAAGGGCTAATACATTATTTGGCTCTAGCGCTGGCGAGTCGATACTCCAAGATCCTGTTTTGCAGGCACTTCAGAGTGATGCGGAAGAGCGGATTTTAGCAAGTCAAGCGGCGCGAGGAAGAACGGCAGCCGGAGACACTGCACCGCTACTTCAAGACGCATTCCTAAGAACAGGAACAGAGTTTCTTAATAACGAGCGGTCTAATGTTTTGTCAGGTCTTAATTTTGGCCGTGATTCTGATACTCAAATAGGCGGAGCTAATTTATCTGCGGCCGGTGTTAGCGGTGACTTGTTAACACAGATTGCAAACGCTCAGAATGCATCCGCAATAGCGGGCGATACTGCTAGATCAGGAGGTATTGGTAACCTAATTGATCTCGGATC